TCACGACCACGGCTTGTATTCAGGTTGAACTGCATCTTTACAAGAAGTGCTCCAGCACCTTGCTGAATTAGGTCGTTTGGAAGGCGCGGGTCGCCAGGAAGCAATTCTTCTACGCGGAGAGTTTTGCCAACTGGGATATTCGTATCGTGAGACCATACGACTTTAGGGTTGCGCTTTTTTAGAGTTGATTTATAGGCGCCTGGCTCAATTACATCGTTAACGGAGTCAACAACATTGGTAACGGAGACAATTGCCTCAACGATTCCATCTACTTCATCAACACCACGGACTGATGAAACTGATACTTGTTTGTGTTCCAAAGCGGCCTCCTGCAGGAAGAATAGCAGAAAATTATAGCAAATGTTGTAATGTAGAGATTAACTATTTGAGTTCGTATAGCCTACGAAAACAAAAGCGTGCATCCGCAGTTCATGACGAACTCCGTAGGAGCATCTGAATCTCCTGGATACATTGCTGCCTTGCCGTTGATTTCAAACTTCTCATCAATTCCGACAGTCTGTCCAGCAAGTTGAGCATGCTCTTCTCGTGAACTATCTGGGTTTGGGCGATGAATCCAAGTCTTCTTGGTGTAACCAAGTTCCTTCGCCGCCCACAAAAGACCAGCATTAAAAGCGCCACCGACCTCTGTCTTTGAGATTGTCTTGACTCGTGAACTAAATGCTGAGGCAAACCATGCCTTAAGCGCTGTCACAAACTCTTGGTGAGACTTTGACCTATGCTCACTAATAATTTTCTCGATATTGCGCTTGCTGGTCTCATTGATTGAAGAAATAGCCTTGATTCTTGGGGCAACAATGTCATCCATCGTGACATTTCCAGGGTTCAAAGACTCAACCTTTGTTGATGCAATTTCAATTGCTCCATCAAGGAATACCGAAGCAACCCATGTCTTTGCGTCAGAAATCAATTGGTCGTTCCACACTGAAACATCAAAGATATCCTCAGCCTTAATTCCTTCTCCAGAATCCCACTTTTCTTTGACCTTCTTGGAGGCTGCTTTTTCAATAGTCACTCGCTCTTGGCGCTTCAACAGAGAGCCAATCTGCAAGCCAACACTTTGCTCAAGTCTTCCAATTTGGCGCACTCGGCGAATACCAATATCTTCTGCAGACTTTGATTCCTCAATGTCATGAGCAAGTGGGGTTAGGGGTGGAGTAAAAATAGACCTTGGTGTCGGCTGATTTGTTGGCTCAATCGAATCATTTGGTCGCGAGTTAGGCACAGCATTTGGCAATGCTTCATCTGGCTTATCTGCAGGACGCCTTCCAGGGCGCTGATTTGGATTAAGCGGCTCGCCACTTTCTGGCTGGTCGGTCTGATTTGTCTGCATGACTACTGGCGACAAGTTTGTTGGAATAAGCAACTCATCGATTCCAACACCTTCACGGCCAGTCAGTTCACGATACTCATCGATTGAAATAGCACCCTGCTTCAATTCCTCAAGATGGAAACTTGCACGCTCTCTATCGTCACGGCTTAAAATAGCAACTGACGAAAGGTCATAAGCAAAATATGTTGTTGAGTCATCATCGAGTTTGTCAAATGCGCGCTCAAGAAGTGTGAGGTGAGGAACCATTGTTTCCCGCCAGAATACTTCCAACTCAACATCAGCATTAGCAAATGTACGGTTTGCGGCATTACCAATAACCGACTCTGGAACACCAAAGGCAAGAAGAATTTCTTCTTTGTTCATTTGGCGAGCCTCGATATATTGAGCATCTCGTTGACTTGTTGATGTATCAATAAACTTCGCGTCTTCTGCGGACATCACGGTTAGGCGACCAGCACCACCCAGATTTGAACCAGTGCTTCCCTTAAAGCGTCGTTGGATTTCTTCTGCCTGCTCTTCTTCCATGTCGCCATTGATGACGAGGATTCCGCCAGGTCGACCATCGTTTACCATGAAGTTGCGGTTGAATACTTTTGCGTAGTAGTCATACTCAATTGCAAGACCAGCAGACTCAAGTGGTGTCTGTCCTTTGAATGGGTCAATTGGGTGTGGAACACGAGCCCAAATCACATCTTCTGCATTGATAATTCTTTTTGGTGTGTTTGGATATTCAACAGAAAATCCTGATACAAATAATTCTGGGTCTGGAATTGGGAATGTATATTGCGGCGGGAGAAGTACGAGTGCAGCAACTTCTCCAACTCGGTTACGAATGATTTCAATGAATGCTCCGCGCTGCGAAAGAAGCAACTGCGATGAGAGCATGAAGCGGAATGAGAATGCGTCCTGTCCAGGGTTTGCATTGCGATTTAAGATTTGAAGAATTGGGTCATCGTATGTTAATTCGCCAATTCTCCAGTCGCCTTTTCGGATTGCAATTGGGAGCGATGCGGCATTGGCTGCAATTGCATAAACTGCTTTGTACACCCATGTAACTCTGTCAAGTGCCTGCGTTACTGAACGCTCCATGTCCCAGCCATCTTTGTATGGCTTTAGTGGGCGGCCAGGTCCGCTTGATGGCGCGTAGAACTGTTTTTTATCTGGTGCCACAAAACCCTGCTGGTTATGTGTTGTGAATGAGCGAAGGAATGCCATTTACTACCCTCTCTCGTATCCGAATAAAATGCCAATACCAAGTAGACATGCGGCGACTACACATACACCAGCAATATCACTGTACATAAATCCAGCAGTTGAGGCAGTTCCTACGCCACCAGCAATAGCGGTGGTTGAGATTCTTCCTCGCAAATCAATGTTCAACTTTGGCGATATAAACCAAATCAGGCCAGCCATAAATACTGCTACTGCCAAACCTACATACATGCCAAAATCCTCTTTTGAATTAGCCGAGCCAATTTCATATACCAACACTAAGTTACACTAAATTTTCCCTAAATTGTTTGCGTGTCACGGGATAAGCCGTTCCCTTTAACCTTCCCGTGACACACAAATTCAATCAGAATGGCGGTTCGTCATCAAGAAACGATGCCGCTGCTGGCTTTTTGCCACCATTCTGCGACTGCTGACCAGCAGGGGCTCCAGACTTGGATACCCCTTCTACTGTTGCTTTTCGCAGCGAAACTGCAATGTCATCAGCAATAACTACAATTTTTTTCTTAGTGGAGCCGTCATTCTTGTCGGTCCATTCTTGTTGCTCAAGGCGTCCAACTACAACAACCTTGTTGCCTTTGCTAAGGCTTGCTGCTGCATTATCTGCTAGTTCTCCCCATGCTGTGAGGTCAAAGAATGATGTCTGCTCTTCCCAGTTATCTTGCTTATCCCGCCAACGGCGAGTAACTGCAATACCTACTGACAGTAGCGAAGAACCAGTCTTCGTTGACTTGAGAACTGGGTCTGCTGTGAGATTGCCAGTCATTGTTACCTGTGTACTCATTTTTCTCCTGATTTTTCTATATCCTGATTTTTCATATCTAACAAGAACCAGCCTCTAATCCACATGATTGCAATTATGGAATAACCACAAATGTCAAGCCATGTATCTTTGACAGGCTCAAAAAGTACGGGGCCATCAAAGCCACGCAGGTTCTTGAGTCTTTCCAACTTGTCATTCATGCGAATGACAATGCCTGGAATCTCGAAACGAGCAATGTTGCCATGCCCGTACATCTTTTGCTTTCCTACAACAGTGTTGTGGACAAATGCTGCTGAAGCCTTATGACCTTCTTTAGAGGCCAAAGAATAACCGTGCAATCCAGCGACCGCAAGATTAAAAAACATTTCCTCTAGGAAGTCAGCATCAACATCTTTTGTATGGAATGCTAAATCAACAATTTCGTCAAAGTTCTTTTCAACGAATTCACTGACTTCAGATTCTTTTTTGCTTTTTGCAATCTCATACTCTTTGCACTTATCAGCAATTGCATTTACGACAAGAGCGGAAGCGCTCTCCCAATTTCCTGGTTTGATATCTTTTCTCACATCAGTCCCTTGTTTTGTATTGGTGCCAGCATAGCAGTTTTTGATTGACGAGATTCCCACTCAAATGTCCTGCGAAGGGCAAGAAATGTAGCAAAGATGTCGTCGTCAATCCTTAGTGGTTGAAATGACCATTTATCTGGACGCAAAAGCAGAGCAGCACCGCCGTCTACTTTTGGCATTGGTATTTCATTGTCTCCATCAAAAATCACATCAGCGTTTGCGTATGCTGCCAACTGAAGCGCAACCTTTGAAGAAATTCCAGAGCGTGTTGTTTTGAAGTCAAGCAAAATCTTCTTGCTATTAATTTTGCAGATAGCGTCAAAAGACCCAGCGTAGTTATGCGTGATTGAGAAAATTGACTTCTCAACATGAATCCACTCTGGCTCAAATCGCTTTTCAAATTCCCAGAATCCATGCAGGTATGGAAGTAGGTCATCGTCATACTTGTAATTTGGGTCAAGTATCAACTGCTCAATTGCTTCGTGTACTCGTGTCCCAGTATCTGCCGCTTTATTCAATTCTCGCTCTGCAGCAGCCTTAAGCCAGTCAATCGCTTTAACTTTTCCGCCAGCGCTGTTTAACAGTGATTCAATATGTTCGCGCTCATTGATGGCTGCTTCTGCGGTTACTTTGCTATTCCACTTTGGAAGATAAGGGGCAGGGAGCATCCCGACAATTGAAGTCACACTTGGAGCAACCATATTTTTGATATTTGGATGCTTGTAATGACGATTGCCATTAATTGAGACTGTCTGAACTTTTGGATTCGTCATTGGATAATTCTGTCCTTGTCAATTGTCTTTTCATACTCAGACCAATCGGCCTGGTATTTATATTGTGTTGAGTTTACTCTTTTGTACAAATCTAGACCACGATTCATGACAAGGTACTCTGGTGTTGGATATACGAACTCCAACTCCTTACCGTCAAATGAACCACCAAGAAAAGTTATTTCAATTCTGTTTGTTGGTTTAGATGTTGTTTTTTTAGTAGCCACTACCTAAGTTGCTGAGCGGTCTGAACGATTTTGTTGAAATCTGTCTGCATCTGCTCAACAAGTTTTGCCAACTTGGTTACAAACGATTTATCCATAACAACCATTTCGGTTGTCTTGTCAACCTCAAGTGCTGCAAGATGGTCATTAACCTTTTTGAGTTTGTTATTGAATGATGTTGCTGCACCACTCAATTCGCGTGCCAACACAACAGTGTTTACATCGTTGAGATTGAAACTTGATGGAATATTTACTGCAGAATCTTGGCCAGTAAATCTGCTTGCAGGTACCGAGAACTCATCTCGGCCCGTATCGAATCCTGAAACTTTTGACATATATTCTCCTGTTCGTATTAGTATATATTAACTTTGTGGCTTAAACAAGTCATGCCATTTGGCATTTTCGCTTTGCTGCTCTTCAAGTATATCCTGCAGTTTGTCAAACGCTTCAGAATACTCAAAGACCATAGTCTTCATATCAATAAGCAAATCCATGATTGTCTCAATCTGGGTTGGGTAAAAGTGGACCGCTGCCGACTTCCTGAATGACAAATAAGTATTAAGGTCCTCAATCATGTCTTCACATTTGACAATGCTTGCAAGGTATTTATTTGAGTCCTTCATTTGATTGACAGTATTCATATCTTCAGAATTCACCTGGTGCTCCATTCGCGTCGTACTTCTTATTAATCAACATGTCCATCACATGTCTTGGTTTTAGTATCCATCCTTTTGCTGGGTTCTCGCTTTTCTCAGCAAACATTCTTTTGGTCCCTTCATTGAACAATTGCTTATTCAGTCTCAGGTAGCGCTTGAGCCTATCAATGTGAATGATGGTAATACTTCCATCGAGAGCATAGACATAGACCCACCATACTGCTTTCGTTACATTGATTCCGCTCTTCTTCCAGCCTTGCAGCATTGGGTTCTGGTCTGTCTCAATGACCATATTCCCATTCCTGTACCTATCGGTCTTAATTTCAAAAGAGCCGTTAGCGAGGGCATCTAGCATTGACCGAACAAGTGCCTCACCAATCTGACCATACTGCAAATCATTTTTAAAATTAAATTGTCTTGCGACTGGCGGTGGTGGGATATCAAAGTCGGGGTTGTATCCAGGAACCTGTTTGAAACTGCTCACCACTGACCAATTTTCTCAAGATAGGTCTTGCGGCCCTTGGAAGAAGATTCGCTTGAGAGTTTTGCCCTACGCTTCTGCTCGTTCTCAGCAATGGTGATGAGTTTTAATTCGCCTTCTGGTGTTATCTGGAACCAGTCAACTCCATCAATTATGCGATGATACAGATACCCGCCAATTAGGAGATGTTGAAAACAGTCGCCGCTGTTTCTCCTGACGCGATAGTTATCTGGATGGAAGTTATTCCAGTCGTCCCAGGCGAATGCTTTCTTCTTGAATTTTGCATAAAGAAGAATTTTGTGTGTTGCGCTGTTGTAATGAATCGATGAAGCCTTGTAATTTTTGCTTGCTTCTTTACGCAACTTTTCTAACTTTTTGCCAGTAGGCATTACTTTTCTTGTTGATGACATTGTTTTCCTTGCTATTTGTTTTGTTGATTATATGTGCTGAGAAAAAAACAACAACCTCAACCTTTGTAAATTTTCATATTTGGTATTTCTGTAGTCACTGGATTTTTGGGTTTTAAATTAAAACTCACCCCAACCCTGATGTCAAGCGACTCATGCTTTGTGGTGTGATGGGGCACAAAAGAATTAAAGAAAATAATCTTTCCAACTTCTGGTTTTATTTTCATCATTGATTCAATCCTGTTATACCCAAATGAATGGAGAACTATTTCTGCAGAGTCTTCATCTGCAGCAGTATAAATTATTCCACTCCAGTACTCCTCTGGCTGCATGTGCGTATTTGATGCGTGTGAGTGGTACGAAACCGATTCTCCTCTACTTGTGCCAACAGCCCATATATCTACAATTTCTGACTGTACTGGAAGGATTGAGTTAGCCATATCCTCAATCGAAGACCTGAGTTTTTCACATTCTTCTGATTTTGGATATGTCCTGAATCCATATCCTTTTGAAAACACAAGTTTTTCATGAAGTATCTCTTTGGATACCTTGTCATAGTCAATTCCGTATATATGCCCCACATGCGCGTACACGCACATCAGCGGAAGATGCTCTGTGTATATCCAGTTACTCATCTAAGGAAACAAATTTAAACATGCACGAGGCACAATTGACATGATTTTTTTGTGATGACGCAACTGTCTCTTTGTTAATTGGCATTCCGCAAGCAGTCATACCAATAACCTCTTTGCTCGCCTCGGTGCGCTCAACAACCTCGTAACGAGCAAGATGTATAAGAAGACTCATGCAGAAAAGGTATCACACCTTGTACACACGCCAGTTCGCTAATTTGCCCTTGCTGTTATCCATGAGCCACTTAGCAAACTTGACATTGCATACTGGGTCTTTGAGACCTTCCATATGGTTATCCACTGCATCTTCTCCACATACGCCCTTAACGGCTGTGTACCAAGTGGAGTTAACCTGAAGGAGGCCAGTGTCATAACTTCCGTCTTTGTTCAAGGCGTAAGTCATTTTCCCATTTTTCCAAGTTGCGTTCTGCGCTTTTGGATTACATCCGCTTTCGCGCCAAGCAATATACGAAAAAACATCTACTGGAAGACCGTACTCAGCAAACAGTGGCTCCCACATTGGACAGCGTTTTGCTGGGTCGTAAGAAATGTTGTAGCGGGGAACATTCTGCTTAGGCACATTTGCAGTTGGCATACCGCGCGCCTCAAGTGCCTCAATGTGTTCACGACGGGTAATTGCTCCGTAGTGTCCATCAACTGCGACCGTTCCAATTGCTTTCTGAAGGTTTGCTACTCGATTTGAGACTTCGTTGTACTTAAACTTTTGCCTGAGAATTGATTCGACCGCTGCTTGGTCCAGGACTTGGGGTTGAGTTACTTCCGCGACCACTGCCACGGGTGCGCTTTGTGCGCTCACTGAGTTTTCTACCTGATTGCCGACCCACCCAAAAACTGCGGTGAGCCAAACGGTTAATGTCGTAATTAAGGGTTTTGATATCAATAGTCTCTCCTATCGTCAGCCCTCCTTAGGTGGCAAAGACTTAGTAAGACCAAGTCTCTCCGCCTCGGCGGGATTGTCATGTTTCCAGCGGTGGTGCATACGGCACAACACTTGGCAGTTATTCGGGTCTAAGTAGTCTCCTCCGCGACCTCGTGGTATAACTTCGTCCACATCTAGTGGACCTGAACATGACAAATATGTTACCAAATATTTGGCACGACACAACCCCATGTCGCGTTCAAGAACTATACGACGGACCTCTGCGCGTTGCGGGGCTTGACTTTTAGTCTTTTTAGAAATTTTAGAAATCTTTTTATTATTTTGTTTTACTGGTGTTCTGCGCAGTAATGGTGCTGATTTGTCGCCACATTTTTTAATTCTATTTAAACCATCGGTAGATTCTTTTAATGTTCCAAACTTTGGGCAATCGTCAAAGGAGCATTTATCTTTTCTTCCTTCGCATTCGCCTTTCACTAAAGAATAATCCTTACTGATGCTTTCTTCTTCCCAACAAGTGCTTGAATCGCACCAGCAACAGCGTCAACTTGGTCATCATGTGCTCCATATGGAAATACTTCACATTCGTCAATGAATGGTGAGTTCCATGATGCTCTTGCAAGCAAAACATTTCCTGCTTCTGCTGCTGACGAGAATACAAGTGCGCGGTCTTTCTTTGACACATTTGACTTCTCTCCACGGAAGATGAATCCTTGCAGAACGGTGCGTGCGTAGTGGTCAATCACATTCACGCCAGATGAACCTGGCTCTTGTTCCATAATGATTGGAGTAGAGACTCCATCAATCTGTGCAGTTTGCGCAATCATTTTTTCAACTTCGTATGGAGTTCCTCGCAAGCGACGAATATCCATTACAAAGTAGCGACCATCTTTCATTCCAACTAATGCACCAACTGTGTAGTCGGGGTCGTTAGAACGATTCTTTGGAGTTGCAGCCAAGTCCCAATAACGAACTGTCTTCATTCCTTCTGGGAAGTTTCCAGTGATTCCAAAAGATTCACGCTTGAACATTCCGCCTTCTTCGCGGATTTCCCAGTTTCCATCAAGTAGTCGTGCGCGTTCAATTGCATCAAGTTCGTTAAGACCTTTGATGTATGCGTCAGCGTCAAGAGATGGGTTGTCTGAAATCTTTGCAGGCATGAACTTTCTATCTGGCTTCTTGTCCAGAATGAAGCGCTCATACACCCAGTTATTTCCTGGGCCTCCAGGGTTTGTTGCTGCTCTTGTTCGCAGCGGAATATCTGCAGATGTCAAACCACAACTAGGGCATGCAGGTAGTGCATCTGACTGCATTGGCTTACGAACACGAGAGAAGCCAACATAGCGATAAACGCGGTCGGTCTTCCACTGTGTTAACTCGTCTACCCCTACAAAGTGATACGCAAATGACTGAAACTTGTATCTGTCTTCATCTCGTTCACAGTGGTCAAATGAAAGAGTCGCGCCTGACGGGAATGTCCATCGCTTATTCGTAGAAACATACACAGCACCAGTATTGGCAAGCCACGCATTGCAACGGTCAATAAATCCGTCTGGACCAGACAACTGAGGATATGTCTGACGCAAAAGAAGTGCTGAATAACCAGGAACACAGATGTATTGAAGTGCAGACATCAAGAGCGTGTCTGACTTTCCTCCACCAGCAGCACCGCCATACAGCGCCTCTCGTGTTGTAGTCCAAGTCAAATAAGCCTGTTGCTTTGGGTGCATGATGTGCGGGAACTTAAATCCACACGGCTGCTTCCAGTCGGTAAGTGAGGCAAGTTGCTCGCGAGTTGTCATTCTTTTGGCTCAACAATCTCTGCATCAATAATGTCTTCCTCTTCGTCCCACGCATTGAGAACATTTGACGGAAGGTCTCCAGACTCAACGAGGGCGGAAAGAATTGCTCTCTTTCTCTCTTCATCCTCAGTAGCAGTGAGTTCTTTATCCCTACTTTCGTTATTGTTGCCAAATCCAGC